TCTCCTGATGCCGGAGCGGATTCATCCTCAAAATCTCCTTCTGCGTTGGACATTATGAAGATGCAAAGAAAAGCAAACCCAGATGCACCACAGAAGATGAAAGATGCCCACCAAGATCTTGTCAAGAAGAAGAACTGGTAATAAATTAAACAAATAACTTGACAAACTATTGATAGCGTGTTATACTATAGTATGACAGAAAAAAAATCTATTATCAATAATATTCTTGGCGGATATAAAAGTGTTAGCGGTGAATGCCTCTATCACTGTCCGTATTGTGGACATCACAAAAAAAAGATGTCAATTAACTTTGCGAAAAATGCGTTTAAATGTTGGGTTTGCGATGAGCGTGGCAAAAACATTTATCGTCTTGTTCGTAAGTTTGGTAATCATCAACAACGGCAACGCTGGTTGGAACTTGATGGTCGCTTGGATTTATCCGAGTTTGATAAGCTATTTATGGCTCTCAATGATGAAGAGATTGAGCCTATAGCCGAACTACCACCGGAATTCGTTTCCCTTTGCAATAGGCACCTTCCAAAATCCTCTAAGCGGGCTCTCGATTATCTCCATGATCGGGGTCTCACTAAGAAGGATATTTTTCGTTGGAAGATTGGTTATTGTCCAAAAGGACAGTATGGTGGCCGAATCGTCGTTCCCTCGTTCAATGGCAGTGGAGACATAAACTATTATATTGCAAGATCCTATGTAGGACACAAGTGGAAATATAAGAACCCACCGGTGAGCAAAAATGTGATCTTTAATGAGTTATCCATCGATTGGGGTGAGTCAGTAATCCTTGTCGAAGGTGTGTTTGATGCTATCGTAGCAGGGAAGAACGCCATCCCAATCCTTGGGTCAACTCTCAGAGATAATACAAAATTATTTCAAGCTATTGTCTTAAATGATACTCCTGTATATCTTGCATTAGACGAAGACGCCAGCAAGAAGGTTAGTCAAATTATTAAAAATTTATTTAAATATGATATTGAAGTTTTTAAAATTGAAACTTCTGACATTGAAGATGTCGGATCAATAACAAAAGGTGAGTTTGCATCTCGTATGTTAAATGCCCAATCTGTAGTTTTTGACGACTATTTTCTGATGGATCAATTAAAAAGGATAATTTGATGCGTATACTTGATTTGCATGGAACTCGTCATGAGGATGTCGAGAGTAGGTGCCATCGTTTTATTAATGATAATTGGAAACAATCTATGAAAATTATAACGGGTCATTCACCCCAAATGAAAAAGATTGTCTGTGAGGTCATTAAAAAATATAACCTACAATATATAGTCGGCGGAATCACAGGAAGCGAAGGATATATCAAAATATTTAAGGGAGGTTGATATGGTTGATAAAGTCTGCACCAGATGTAGTGGTACATTCCCCGCTACTTTGGATTATTTTTATAAAAACCCAAGAGCAAGAGATAATTTGGGAACGCGATGTAAAACTTGCTGCAAGCTTCAAGTTGCTGAAAAGTGGGCATCCAATCCAGAATATTTCATAGAACATTCTGCAAGAAGAAGAGCCCTTGATCGCGAAGGTGAAAACAGAAGAGTAAATGAGATTAGAAAAAGGTCAAAGGCAAAAGGCACCGCTTGTGTTTATACAATAACAAATAAAATAACTGGCAAAATTTATGTTGGTGAGACAACTTGGAAACATAGACGTTGGACCGCCCACCGCAGCGAGTTAAAAAGAGGCCACCACGAGAGTTCATCTTTACAGAAAGAGCATGATACATACGGAATTGATTCGTTTGAATTTTCAATAGTCAAAGTTATCGAAAGTAAGAATAAAGAGGAGCTTCGCACAGAGGAGATAAACACAATTAAAAAACTATTATCAGAGGGCTATGAACTGTATAATACTGCTAACACAAAGGGAGGAGCAAATGTTTAAGATAGCCCACTTGGGTGACACCCATATTAGAAATTTAAAGTATCACCAAGAATACCGAATTGTATTCAAGGAACTTTACAAACAACTTAGAAAGAAAAACCCAGATTATATTGTTCATTGTGGAGACATCGCTCACACAAAGACACAACTCAGTCCAGAATATTTTCAGTTAGCCTCCGAGTTTCTCTCGGAGCTTTCTGCTATTGCACCATTGATTGTCATTCTTGGCAACCACGATGGTAATCTAAAAAATGAGAATCGAGAAGATGCGATCTCTCCAATCGTGAAAGCGTTGGACAATTCGCGCATCACCCTGCTTAAGAACTCCGGTGAGTATTCACCAGAACCCGGCTTAACATTTAATGTTTTGAGCGTCTTCGACAGAGAGAATTGGATCAAGCCATCCAACCCCTCGTCAATCAACATAGCTCTATATCATGGCTCAATTAGCGGATGTATGACCGATTCTGGTTGGTCTATGGAACATGGTGAAGATGAAGCAACCATATTCAATGATCATGACTATGCTTTGCTCGGAGACATACACAAGCCACAATTCCTTGACGGTGATCGCAAGGTTGGCTATTGTGGGTCAACAATTCAACAAAACTTCGGCGAAGACCAAAACAAAGGTTACATGCTCTGGTTGATTAAAAATAAAGATAATCATTTGGTCTCGCACTATTCGCTCAAGCATCCAAAGCCATTTGTCACGGTCACCCTCAATGATGATGGAACCTTGCCAGAAGCAGACGTTCCAAAGTATTGTAGACTTCGCTTGGTTACTCCACGAAACCTTCCAATTAGCCAACTTCGGAAGGCTTCTGACATGGCTAGGGTAAAGTGGCGTCCGTATAGTGTTGCGTTCCTAAACCGTGGAAATATAACAACTTCTGGGCAAAAGTCGGCATCTTCTGGCATCACCGAAAACCTTCGAGACCTCAAGGTTCAAGAGAAGCACATTCGAGAATATCTTAAGGATTATAAACTTGACGAGTCAATTGTCCAAGAGGTGCTTGATCATAATATCAAATATAACCGAACGGTCACTGAAAGTGAAGAAATATCTCGTAATGTTGTTTGGAGAGTCAAAGAGATCGAATGGGACAACCTGTTCAACTATGGCGGAGGCAACAAAGTAAATTTTGATAACCTCCGAGGTCTCGTCGGCATCTTTGGAAAGAACTATTCAGGCAAGTCATCGATCATTGATTCAATTCTCTTCTCAATGTTCAATTCGACATCAAAGGGTGAAAGAAAGAACGTCCACATTGTAAACCAAAACAAACAGAAAGCAAACGCCAAGATTCTTATCGAAGCCGGCAGTGAGACATTCAAGATTGTTCGCAATCTTACGAAATATGAAAAGAAACTTAAAGGCAAGGTTACGACCGAAGCCAAGACTGATTTGGACTTTCATAATCAGACATCAGATGAATCATTTAATGGAACGACAAGAAACGAAACCGATGCCAACATCAGAAAGAAGATTGGAACGCTTGACGATTTCTTTTTGACCTCGATGGCAAGTCAGCTTGATTCGCTTGCATTTGTTAAAGAGGGTTCCACAAAACGAAAAGAGATTCTCGCAAAGTTTCTTGATCTTGAATTATTCGACAAGAAGTTTAAATTGGCGAAGAAGGATGCCTCTGATATGCGCGGCGTTCTCAAGAGACTTCAAGGTCGCCAATGGGCTGAGGAAATAGAAAAAAATAAAGAAGAGCTTGCGGAGATTGCCGATGAAGTTACCAATATGAACAATAGGTGTGAGTCTATAAACAAGGTTCTTGATCGGAGAAGAGACGAACTTGTCGAACTCAAAGAACAAATAAACTCAGTCCCCGTTGAGCCCATAGATATTGAGAGTATCCGGCAATCAATTGAACTGTATGAAGAACAAGTTAAAAACAACATAAAAGACAAAGTGACTAGCCTCAATATGAAGAAGGAGAAAGAAGAGCTTGCAACTGAGTTGGAGATTGAATTATCAAACATCCCCGTTGAGAAGCTCAATAAGTTAAGAAATCGCGTTATTGAGATTAAAAGTGAGAAATCAAAAACAGAAACCAAACGCAAATTGGTTTTTACTCAAATCGAGAATCAAGAAAAAAAACTTGAGATGCTTGAGGATCATGAATATGATCCAGATTGCAAGTATTGTATAAATAACAAGTTTGTTAAGGATGCCAAGGCCGCAATGGAGGGTTTACCCCAACTGCGTGAGAAGGCTCAAGAACTTGTTGAATTGGTGCAAGGTTTAGACGAAAAGCTGGCAATTATGGACTTGTCCGAGATCGAAGAACAGCTTGAGAAGTACAAGAAGATTCAAGATAGAATCGACAAGTCGAGGTCTGAAGCTGAACAACTTAAGCACAAGATTGAGAAATTTGATCTTACGAATGACAGAATCAAATCTGATCTTCAAGACCTTCATCGCAAGGAGGCTCTATATGAGGAGAACAAAGAGACAATTGAAAATCTTGGAACCTTGCTCAAGGAGCGCATCTCTCTTCAAACAATGATAGTGAATAAAGAGACAGACTTGAAAGACTGCAAAGAAAGGCTTCAATTTCTTTACATTGAGCAAGGCTCACTCCAAACAACGATGAAGACCCTCAAAGAAGGACAAGATGAGCTTGAGGCACTTGAGAAACAATGGACAGCTTATGATCTGTTTATGCAATGCATGCATCCCAATGGTATTCCATATAATGTGATTAAACAGTCTCTGCCTTTAATTAATGAAGAGATCGCCAAGGTTCTCGCAAACATCGTTGAGTTCGAGGTTTTCTTTGACAATACCGATGGCAAGCTCGATATTTATATCAAACATCCAAATTATGATCCACGCCCTTTATCAATGGGATCGGGAGCCGAGAAGACAATTGCTGCAATGGCAATCCGTTTAGCCTTGATTTCTATAACGAATTTGCCGAAGTCCGAACTATTTATACTTGATGAACCAGCAACAGCTTTAGATCAGGAGCATATGGAAGGATTTATAAGACTTTTGGACATGATTAAAAATCAATTCAAAACCGTTATTTTGATCTCCCATTTAGATTCTCTTAAAGATGTTGTTGATATGACAATAGACATTCAACGAGATGGTTCTTATGCCAAAGTGAGGATTTAAAATGAAACTAACAACTGAAATGTTAAAAAAAATTATCAAAGAAGAAATAATGAAAGAATATTCTGGGGAAGATGCCTATCATGATATGGCATATGGAACAGACTCAAGAAAAAAACCTGCTCCACCTGCCGCTTCTCCCGCACCCGAACCAGAAAAACTTAGTGCCAAAGCTCAAGAGCTTTTAAGAAAAGCAATGGACGGAGACCCCGATGCTGTGGCGATGCTGATGTCTTACGGAGAATAGGATTCGCAAGATGTTTCGATAAGAATTTACAAAACTAAAAGAAACAATAGGAGATTCACATGATGAGTGAAAATGAAAAACAAAATTTAGTTGAGGACATTAAAAAAGAATTGTACCTTGACGATAAAGACAAAGGCATGTTAGATGCCATTCAAGAGAAGATGATCAGCAGAAAGCTTTTGGTCTTCCTGACAGCAACCGGCCTTATGTATTGGTCAGACCTTGATCCCGAAACGTGGGGAATGATTGCTGTTATGTATATTACAGGCCAATCTGTCATCGATGCTGTCAAAGCATGGAAATGGGGTGGCCAATAGATGTGGTGGTTGGCTGCTAAAAAGTATCTTAAGATAGCAGCTATTTGGTGCCGACAACACTGGCGATGGCTAGTGGTCGGAACCGCCGCCATCGTCCTTTATTATTTGGGAAGAAAATCTGCTCAAGCTCAAGTTTTGAGCGCAAAAATGGCACTAGAAACCTATAAGGCCGACAAAGCCGCAATTGAGCGAGCCCACCAAAAAGAAGTGGAAGGTATTAAAAAAGCACAAGCAACTTACAACAAAGCCCTTGCGCATCTTGATCAGCAGTTTTCTAAAAAAACAGATTCAATAAGTTTGAAAAAAGAAAAAGAAGTTCGGGATATGATTAAGAAAGCTAAAAGTGATCCCGATCAAGTTGATAAAATTCTAGAACAAGAGTTGGGAATTAAGAAAATATGAACAATATGAAGCTCATAATGGAAAATTGGAATCGCCATCTGGAAGAAGATGGCTCTTCTCTTTCCGAAAAAGATTTGCAAGAGATACAAGAAGTCTATGAAGATCTTGTTATATCGATGATCCAAGAAGGTATTATTGCCGCTGGATCGAGTTTATGGAACGCAACCAAAGAAAAGATAAAACAGCTTAAGGATTGGGGACAAGAAAAACTTCAATCTTTGGTGAAAAAAATGGGCAATGGACTTATTAACTTTTTTAAAGGATTAAGGCAAAAGGGAGTGTGGAAAAAATATCAAACTCGTAAACTTGTTAATGCAGTAAGGCTTTTGTTGACTAAAAAGCATATACCCATAGCTACTATGATATTTACTGGAATAATGAAGTTAACTGGAGGGCTTGCAATCTCTGCTGTTATGAATAGTGTTGAAATTTTAGAATCTTTGACAGAAGCTTTTGAGAAGATACTTGGTGGCGACATAAAAGCCGCCCTTGAGATACTCTTTGGTGCCGGTGATGCAGCCGAGGCTATTAAACTGGCAGGTAAATTGGCAGATTTTCGTAAAGATTCTCAATCACTTGCCGGACTGACGGGAGATGTAGAGGCATTTGGTGGTTTGGCTGAGGTTCTTCCGCAATAGTAAAATAGGAATTAAAAATTATGAGTGAAATCAAATTCGATATTAAAACAGTGATTACTTTCATAACAGCCGCAATTGTATTTGGCGGTTTTTACTACACAACCCAACATCGTCTTGATCATCTTGAAGGGAAGATCGAAGACCTTGAGGTGCAAGTAACGAAGGTTAAAAAAAGGAAAAACAAACAATGAAGCTCACAAAGGAACAGCTTGCAAATATCATCAAAGATGAACTTGCGAAGACTCTAAAAGAATATGGTCCATTTGGCTCTGCCATGGAACACTCTCTTAAACAAAAAGTTATGTCAAATATTGACAGAGATATACAATCTGGACGCATTGAAAAGAGACTTTACGATGACCCAGCAGCCAACCCACTTGAAGTAAGGAAATATGTTGCACTCTTGGATATTATAGAAAACAGCTATGACGAAGACATGCTCAGCCACCCCGAAATGGCCGTTGGACTGTGGATGGATATCTTTGGTACTGCCGAAGATCAAACCTATTGGGATGGTCGCAAAGAAGTTAACATTAGGTTTTCATCATCAGAAATAGAAGCAATGTGCCCAGACTGTGGTCCAATCTGGGATCAAGTGGTAAGAGACAACGGGATGGACGGTCCCGGCTATGGATCTCCACAAGAGCCAATGTCCGATATTGTTGACGCTGTGAAAGCAAAGAACCCACAATATAAGGATTTTGAATAATGAAACTAACAAAAGAACAGCTTAGGAAAATTATCGCAGAAGAGATAGGACAGATGACGGAAGCTGGTCTCTATGGCCTTGGCCCACAACGGTCCGATTCCTCTTTTAGTGAATTGCCTGATGAACCGGAAGATGATTATAGTCGCGAAATGCGCCACCGCGCTGCTCACGGAATGGGTGATCCACCCACAACACTGGAAGCTTCCGAATCAGCGAACGATTTACGAACAGCTATTGCACAGTTCGTTGCAGAAAATCCACAGCTTGCGGACCCCAAGGCCACGGTAATGGCTATAGTAAGTGAAATAATAAAATAAGATGAGCATCAAGGTCATAAGAAAAAAAACATTTTTTGAAAAAATATGTTGCACAAATCGTATAACCATGTTATATTATTATCGTTACTTAAATTGTCTAATGTTTAGAGGAGGATAGATGAAAAGTTTTATTTTAGCGTTCTTGTTGGTTTATTCCCCACCAGCTAATGCAGAAGAGCCAGCGTTCACCACACTGAAGAAAGGTGATACAGCCCCATTTGATGGAAGGTTATTTAACAATGCAGCAGTTTCTAAATTCATTGTGGAAGATAGACTGAAGGTTGAACAATGCAATGTTCAAATTGAATATGAAGTTGACAAAGCCAACGCCGCTTCAAAATACAGATTTGACCTTCATTCTGCAAAATGTGAAGCCGACGATCAAAGACTTCAAGACATGATAGAGATTCGAAACGAAGAAATAAAGTTTTTAAGAAAATCATATGAACCACCCAAACACCAATGGTGGCTTGCAGGAGGATTTGTTGTTGGTGCTGCTTCTGCAATTGGTATTATGTATGTTGTCGCACCGGGGCTAAGATGAAAGATAAAGATTTCAATTATGTTGCCAAAATTGAAAAAGCAATATCGAAGAAATATGGCGAAGAAACAATTCAACACCCAAAGAAAAACTGGACTGATGAGAAGGAAAAGGAATATCTCGAACAACAAAAGCAACTTTATTATAAAAACCTTCTTGAAGAAGATGTGGACAAAGTTGAAGTAAATGGAGTTTTTGTTCCTAAAAAACTAATTAAGAAGAACTCCAATCGTTCTTGTCCAATTTGTAATGTGTATTCTTTCAAATCAAATGATGATGTTTATATGTCAAAGTTTGGGTGTTGTGAAAAATGTTATATACAATGGATAGAGGGTCGAGAGGATAGGTGGAATGATGGATGGAGACCAAACAATGAAACTAACACAGAAAAGACTTAAGCAAATAATTCAAGAAGAATTGGATAACATATACCAAGAAGAAATATATCAAGAAGATGCCGAAGAGACTAAAAAAGCTCTAGCCAAAGCCCCGGACATGGCACAGTCAATCGCCGACGAGGTTTATGCAAAGTGTGAAGAGGTCTCCGAAACCTCTGGCGGTGCCATCGGAGCTTCCGCTTTGGCAGGCATGGTCGCTGACTTTTTAGCTGGCATGAAGGCATAGGATAATATATCAATGGCAACAACATTAACAGCATCAACTTTAAAAGTATCTGTTAAAGAGGAAATTACTCTTAACGGCAAGAAACATGAATATAGACAAGAGCAATCAATTGCTGATGTTAATATGATCGCTCAACGTATTGTGAGAGTACCATACACTGGCACTGAGATAATTTTATCATTTGGTAGCGCTATTGGAGCAGGCACATATGTAGCAGGGGATGTAAAATATATTCGTGTAACGAATTTGGATAATGCCAATTTTGTTAAATTGGGGTTGCTCGACAATGGCGCCGGAGACCGAGCCTATTTTAAACTCGAAAAGGGCGCCACTATGGTCTTTCATAATACAAAATTGGACGCAAAAGAGTCAACCAGCGGCGCTTGGGTCGCCTTTGCAGATATTGAATCGATTAACGCAAGGGCCGATACTGGCGATGTTGACATAGAGATTTTCGTCGCATCAAGTCAAAGCAATTAAGGAGAAACTAAATAATGGCTAATTCAGAAATGTTAAAAGTAGTACAAGGGCTGGCACAAGCTGTCTCCGATATTAAAGCAAATGGTCACGATGAGCGTTATGCATATGATGGGGAAGCTCGGAAAGTTGGCCTTAAAAGGGAAGAAGGGGACATTATCCTTGATCCGCGAGTCAATGATGGTTTTTCTGTTAAATTTATGGGCCATATGCTTTGCATCCATTATCAAGCTGATATTATGTTAAAAGATATTTATGGTGGCAATTTTGAGAATGAAATGGAGCAGATGATTAATCAAGTTAAAAAAGCAATTCAAAAAGAATATAAGAAGGTAACTGGCAACTCTGTTACTTTGACCAAACAGGACGATGTGCAGGTTATAGCTCAATCAGTCTCCAGAGTCCGCTCTTTTGTTCAAGCCCATCAGTATTTCAAGATTTCTGGCATCAAAGAAAATGAGTACACCGGCTCATCCGAAGATCGAAAAATTGAGGATTCATGGAGAAAGTTTTTAGAACTTGATAACAAAAACAAGCGTCCTTCTAACGACACAAGACCAAAATCATAATGAGAGGCTATGGCTTATCAACCATCAAAAAAAGAGATTGTAAAGGAGATTTTAAAATCCGGTAAAGATCCTGTTTATTTTATAAACAATTATTGTCGCATTTCTCACCCAATGAAGGGTCTTATAGCATTTAAGACTTATCCTTATCAAGACGACTTGCTTTACGATTTTAACGATCATCGTTTTAATATTATTCTAAAAGCACGGCAGCTTGGAATCTCAACAATTACTGCCGCTTATTGCGTTTGGATGATGCTTTTTCATCGAGATAAAAATGTTCTTGTTATGGCAACGAAGTTTGGTACAGCCTCAAACTTGGTAAAGAAAGTTAAGGCCATGATGAAAAATCTTCCTCCATGGATTAAAATTTCTAATATTAAAGTTGACAACCGCTCTTCCTTTGAGTTGAGCAATGGATCACAAATTAAAGCCACCTCCACATCAGGCGATGCAGGCCGCTCAGAGGCATTATCTCTTTTGGTAATAGATGAGGCCGCTCACGTTGAGGGGTTGGATGATCTCTGGACAGGACTGTATCCCACATTGTCAACGGGTGGTCGTTGTATTGCCCTGTCAACACCAAATGGAGTTGGAAATTGGTTTCACAAGATATATGTCGGAGCAGAAAATTTAGAAAATGATTTCCATCCGATTAATTTGCCTTGGGATGTTCATCCCGAAAGGGACCAGCAATGGTTCGAGAAAGAAACAAAAAACATGTCTCGTAGGCAAATTGCCCAAGAACTTGAATGCAATTTTAATACATCTGGAGATACAGTAATCCACCCAGATGATTTAGGCTGGATCAATCAATCAATTAGAGACCCACTTTATCGAGTAGGCCATGATAGAAATTTTTGGATATGGGAGAAATATAATGAGAACTTTTCTTATCTTATGGTTGCTGATGTTGCTCGCGGTGA